TATTAAATACAATATGTAAATCAAAAGGCATTTTAAAAACAATTGATCTTTTAAAAAGATTTATAAAACCTGAACAAGTTTTTATATTTCTATGACCTCTAAACCAAACATCTTTATCCATTACTTTGTTTGGAATTTTCTTCCAATATTCAGGAAGATTATCTGGCATCATTGATAATGATTCTTTTAATTCTTCTAAGGTATAACTATAAAAGCTATTTTTTATTGTGTAGAAAATTATTTTGTTTTTGTTAAACACAAGTCTATTCAGATATTCCCATTAGCCATAGCATGATGAATATATAACAGATTGGTTCCATTATGGAAGTATTTTTATGATTTTCTTTCTGTCCATGTATATCTCTGTTTGAGCTTTTACTTTTTTACAAGTAAATACAACTCGCTCAGGGTTTACCTCGTTCTGCGCGATACGCTTGGATTTCAAACAATCGCTGAGGCTAGTTTTGTATACATGCTCTATCATTGAACCGTTTAAAGTTAAAATAAGTGCAAATACAGTTTCTATCATTGATGACTCCCGTTTCTAATTAGTTTTTCTACATCTTCAGTCAACTTCTCAGTTCTTTTTTTCAAGAACTCAATATTAACTGCATTATTTCTCATACCTTTTATTTCTGTTTCTACATCCTCTAGTAAACCACTAACGTGTTCTACGATCATAAAAAGTTCTGCCTCTCCAGCTGATTGACCTAATTCTCCTCTTGGATATTTAATTCTAAATTCAGAATTTTGTTCTAAATCTTTTTGCATCAACTCAATCTTTGTTGCGTGCTGATTTAATTTTTCGTGGATGCCGAAATAAGCCCAGGTTCCGATTGCGATTATCGTGATCAAACTGGCAACCGTCTTCATAGGCATCTGCACGGCGGCCTCTTCAGATATACGTAATGGTTTTTTAGACATCTTTCTCCTTTATTTCGTAAAACATTCTGTCAGAATCTTCTGAGACATATCCTTTATTTTCAACATTCCAGACTGTAGTTTGTACTTTGTAGTCAGGCCAGCTGTTATCAGTAGTATAACTACCAACGTTCCACAGAATGCGATTATTAGGCTGAGCTGCATAATTGCCGTTAGCAAGAGCCAATATATGTGCACACTTATGTTCATCAGGTATTTCGGAATGCTCAACATCCAAGATGTTAGGTTCTGGATGCGCCCAATCAATAGTGAACAAATATTCTCCTGCATAAAATTTTTTATCTAATCCTAAATATCTACCTTGTTCACCTATAAGATAATCAAAAGTAGTAACACTAGGATAATAACTAAAACTATTCCAAAGTTCCAATTCATGCGCTTGCATATTCGGGACATTGGCTCTGTCAAACGATTTTTGGAAAAAAGCACTGATAGGTAATCTCCAAAAGCAAGCACCGTTCGGTAACATGATGTTAAATAAGATCGCACGACCTGGAATCGAGGTGATACCGATGATAACACAATCTTCGCTTTCTCCATGATGTTCTTTAAGGTCATAAAGATACTCCTTCCTTAATTTACAATATATCGGAGGAATGTTTGCGTTTAAATATGCCATGTTTATATTTATCCCTCCAATAATTTTTTCTTTCTAATATTCTAATTCTTTTTTCTAATGTTTCAAACCCCAATAATTTTTTTATCCAGCTTAACATTTCCATCTTCTTCTTGCAGCACATATTCTTTTATCAGGTGTTTTGCTACAGCTAATATTATGCATCTTCATCTGACCTTTTGATCTTCTACAATAAGATGCTCTTCTTTTGGCTGCTTTAGAACCTTTTTTGACTTTACCTGTTACTGCTGTTTTTAGTTTTGAACCTGGGTTCATCCGTCTATATGCACGAACCCCTGCTGCAGTCATTCCTGCACCAGATTTTGTTGATCTGAAATTTTTTTTATTTTTCGCAGGCATACCGCCTTTTGCGAAACCATCGATCTCTATACCTAAATCAGCATAGTAATCCATGATGAACCTAAACTGTTAATCCAGCTCCTGAATACTTGTCTGTAAGCAAAGTATAAGCAGTCACTTTAGTTTTTGTTTTACAATAAATTCCTTTTGGAAAAAGAATTCCATCTTCTGGAAAATTTATATTGATTACATCTCCAGATGGTACATCAGCTTGAAACAAAGTTGCTCCCGTGTTTGATGTAGTAGTAAGTTCTAAAGTTCCAGCTCCTGTGCCATCAGAAGCAATAATGACTCCTCTTAATCTGATTGGTTGCTCGATGATTGCAGTAGCTCCAGCCGCCGCATCTGATCTAGTAGCTTGTATATCGCTTTTGTATGACATAATTCTCCTTATTATAAACCCTAAGTATAGGGGCGTAAAGTACGCCCCTATATGTATGATTATTACGCTCCTGGTGAACCGAAGATTCCTCTAGGGTCAGAAAAGCCGAAGCTGTATCTTTCTCTAGCTTTAAATCTTACGTTACCAGTGTCGAAATCACCTTCGATCGCAGTTTTGATTGGCGATCTTACAAAGTGTTTCAAACCGTTAGGCGCATCAGTCAAAATGAAGAATGCATCAGTATCAGTTAAGAAGTGGTTAATTCTGTACCCTTCTGGAACCATACCCATGTTCATCAACGCATTGATGTCGTTTTTCGCAAACGCATTTGAACCACCAGCTGTTGTAGATAAAGGTGACTTCATGATTCTCTCTGCAGTAAATTGTAATTCTTTTGGAATTATCATTTTTCTACCTTGAAGAGCGATCTTTAATCCTCTTTCGTCTACGAACGCAGCGATGTCGATCAACGCTTGTTCTAACGATGTTTCTGATAAATCTGCAGCAGTTGATAATTCATTTCTGAATGTACCGCCATTTGCAAGTGGGTGATCAGTAGTCATAAGAGCTTTACCGTCTCCACCTGTAAAGTTGCTGTCGAAACCATTATTTAAAATGTTCGCTGCTGTGATTTGTTTTGATTGCGCCATTGATCTTGCAAGAGCTCTTGTGTATCTGCCTGCTAATCTGTCGTATAAGTTATCTTCAATTGCCTCTTCAGTTATAGCAAATCCTAATGCTACAGTGTTGTGAGTGTATCTTGAAGTATATACTTCAGTCGCTTGGTCCATAGTGACCATAGCACCTTCAGCTTTAGTTGCTGCTGTGCCAAAGCCAGATAACATTACTTCTTCTTCAAACGCTCTGTCTGATGTTTCAGAAGTAAATATCTCTGCATGCTCATTGTCGTATCTATTGTATTCCAGGCCGAACAGGGCGTTCAATCCTGGCTCTAGTTCTTTAACTAGCTGTGATCTTGATATAGCCATAATTTATTCTCCTATCCTATTATATGCCTGTGCCTTGACTGTAGAAGTGGTTATTAATTCTAACCAACACATCTACATTCGCGCTTCCCGCTGTCGAGTTATTCGTGTCTTGTGAAATATCGATAGCTTGAAGAACAGTTCCACTAGTTGTTAATCCAGAAACACTGTAGTCCAATTGAACTTCAGATATTCCAGTCAACGTGTTACCTGTTACGTTTGTTATTGCAAAGTTTTTAAAGATGTCAGCTACTGCAAACGCTCCATCAGAGTCGATCGAGTAAACTACATTTGGGTCGTCGATTACATTAGCGACAATGTCACTTGCAACAACGCTACCAGGATAGTAGTTTTTAAACGTCGGCTTCTGAGTAGTAGGGTCTGTGTAGAACACTCCGTTAAAAACGCCCACGACGTGATCGGAAGTATTAGCTACTGCTCTTTCGATTCCGCCACCAGTTACAGGTTTTACTAGGTCACCTTGGAATATTGCTGTTCCGTAGTTACTCGCAATTCTGTATCTGTTTTGCGCGTTAATAAATGGAGATCCATCTAACTTTCTTACCGGTCTAAGACCGTATTTTTCAGCTACATTAGCCATAGTTGTTTTCTCCTTTTACTTTTTATTTGTTTTACTTTGGAGTGAAGATTCCCAAACAATTAGGATTTTTTTCCACCACCAAAAGTTACGCGAGATTGTCTATTAATATTCATAGGCATCTCCGGTCGTTGTTCCTTCAAGACATCGTTGTCTACCGCGTCGACTCTATCTTGAGTAATTCTTTTGAAATACTCCGCACGGCTTTTTGCGATTTCTTCAGGTATCCTTCCCAACACAAGGCCAGCAACCCCGATCAAACCTGCGTAAGTTCCCTGAGCAATGACTGGATAAGAATGATCACCTAATTGATTTTTAATCTCTTCGGCTCTCACAAATTCCCAACCTTCTCTCATTTTCTTAGATACGTTTGCCGTATCCTGAAAACCCATACTCTCGGTTCTAATCCATCTATGAACAAAACCGTCTGGCGCAGGTGGTGCATCCAGAGATGATGGTGGCGTCCAAGGTTTTTGTCTTACCTCTTTTTTCTCTTCTGACGCGCG